TATTCTTCTGGAGTAGCAATCCCATCAAACAAACTAAAATGGGTGTGGACATGTAAGCCTACGTAGTTCATATTACCAATCTGCGTTGGTAGATGAAGTTACAGATGGGCCATCAAAGCCCAAATAATATGCTTCTTGCTCGGCATAAGGAATCTTCTTAAGTGCTGACTCAAGAGGATAAGGCTCAATGTCCTTCCAATCAAATGGTTCCTTGTCTGGTGCTGATGGAATAAGAGTGTAATTGGTTTCAGTTCCCTGGCCATTACGCTTTAACTTCCATAGCACGTTTGAGATGCTACCTGTTTCTAGGGCATACTCACGAATTGTGTTGAATGATGACTGCTTGCTGATACCCATTGACCAGATTGCAACATACGGTGCTTCAATTCCATCGTCAACTAGTACGTTGCAATAGAAACGAAGACGACCACGCCAGCCAGCCTTTGGATCCTTACGGTGCATTTCTTCTGCCCAGTCACGGCCTTCTGATTCCATTGTGTCTACAGCCTTACGCTTATAGTCCTTTGGATTTACGTGCTCCTTAACAACAAGTGCTAGTCCACGCTTTTCATTATAGTTTGCAGAATCTTCATCGAGTTCTTCAATGAATCGAATCTTTACAGACTGACCATCTGCAAGTTTTAGCCACTTTACTTTTGGCCCGTCGTTTTCATACTTTGGCTTGTCGAGCAGGGCATTAATGTTCTTGAGTCCCTTTACTACGCTCATATTATTCTCCTTTAGTTGTTATATTAGTTTAGCATAAGTGATATAGATTTGTCAAACTGGAACTCCAAACCTGCAAGTTCTTCATCTGGCATATCACCAATATCTTTATACTGAGTGTTTAGTTTAATAACGGAAACACGACTAGAAAGTTTTTCAACTATTCTATCTTTCATGTTTCCTCCCGCCTCATCATTATCTGCAATAACAATTATGTTATTGAAATACTTCTGAAGCAATTCTATTTGTGTGCTTGACACATTTGCGCCAAGGGTTGCTACTGCTGGAAGCCCAACCTGATCTAGCCTAATGGCATCAAAGGAAGACTCTACTACATATACTCTATCAGATTTCTTCACACGATGCAAGTTAAAAAGTGTTTTGCTTTTTGGGAGCCCTGGAGTATTCTTAAAATCTTTACCTTCAATAGATCTTCCAACAAAGCCGAGTGGTATACCATCTGGGCTGTGGACTGGAACTGTTACCATATCTTGTTTCTCTGAGTATCCCAATACAAACTTTATACAGGAAGACTTTTCAATTTTCCTATATGTAAAATAATTTTTTGCTCTTTCTGATGCAACAAGATTGTTGTGTAACCTTTTAATAATAAGTTCATCAAATGTTTTGTACTGCTCTTCTTTTACAAGAACCTTATCAATTTCTGTAGTAAGATTAGTTAACTTTTCTTTGCTCTTAATAAATCTAGCAGACTCAAAATAAGTTCTTCCAGATGTATGCATAACTAGTTCTATAAGGTCTGCAGATTTTTGACAAGAGAAACAGAAAAACATGCCACTATCTTTTTGTACTTCGCCTGCTGGGGTTCTGTGGTTATTGTGAAATGGACAAAAGATCATGAAGTCTGCATCAAGTTCAGACTCTACGGTAATACCCGATCCTGTAAGGACTCGCTTGACTTGTTCTGCGGAATAAAGATTGGATTGGTTCCGTCTATTCCTGCTATCCATTCGCTTTTCCTCTTCCCTGCGTAGACTGCCTGTATCGATAATTCAAATTCAAAAAAGTTCTTAATCTCATTATACCTTATAGTGAAGTCTGGGTCAAGATCAATTCTTGGCACATACCCACTTAGTTTCATTTCTGACACCAATAATCTTATGTACTCATCCTTGAGTCTTCCGATCATTGAGTCGTCGTAAATTATTCCATCAAGATAAAACCTTTTAATAGGCTTATGATGGTAGAAGGTTGGTGGCAAGTGCTCCCTAGTTTTTGACATACCATATTATAACTACTTATCTTCAAAGTCTTTATATCTGTAGTATCCCTTGTCAAAGTCGCACTGTACTAAAAAGTCTCCCATAAATCCATTACGGTTCTTTCTAAAGGCACATTCAATAATATCGCTATTGGTTCCACGGCCTAGAGCAAGGACCCAGTCAGCATCGTAGGCAATCTGTCTAGACCAGGCTGTTTGACCCAGCGTAGGCACCGTAGAGAGGTCATTAACATCATCTGGTGTGGCAGAAGAGATAGCAATAATAGGAACTTCTTCACCAATAGCCATAAGTTTAAGTTCTCTTGAAAGGTTCTTCATTCGTACCGTTTCATTATCTGACTTCTGATTAGGTGCCATCAACTGTAAATAGTCAACAATAACAAAGTCTGGCTTGTACTGATCAATCTTTCCACGAAGGACTGAAGGATTGATTTCTCCACCGCTATCATTTGAGATGATGTGAAACTCTGGCTTTCCTGCAAGATTATTTGCATGCCATTCTTTTAGCATATCAATCTCAATCTCACCATTGCTAATCTTTCTATGTGACCAACGACCCTCGCCCATTATAGTGAAGACACGATTACGGACCTCTGTTTCAGACATTTCAAGAGAAATTACCATTGGAGACTTTCCTTGCTTCCATGCTTGAACAGCAAAGTAAAGTGCAAGCCATGACTTTCCAATACCTGGGTAAGCAAGGAACACTCCTAGTTGTCCTGGCATAATTCCAGATGGCAGATAGTTATCAAACCCTGGCAAACCTGTTTTAATTCCAGACATTCCTAGTGCTTGCTGCTTCTTTACATTTTCAAAGTATGCAATTGCAGACTCAAGATCTGTAACATCGATGTCACGAATTGCAGCAGTATTCTTTTTTAGTTCTGAGGTCTTTGTGATTAGTTCATTAAGGGCACCAGTTCCATTATTGTTTTGAATCTCAGATGCTGCTGACCTAATAATATCTTTGAGACTATCTGTTAGGTACTCTCCTTGAAGTTCTTCAAGGTGATGTTTTGTTGCACCAACACCTGCTACTGGCTCAAAGTCTCTAAACTTTTCAGTAACTAATTCTGCTGGTGGAAGGACTGAGTTGTTCTCAAAATATAGTCTAACAAAGTTCCAGATATCTCCATGAGTTCTTAAAAGGTTGTCAACATTGGCCTGAAGAAGAACATGGATTTGCTTATCCTTTAAAACAGCCGTAAGTAGTTTTGCCTCTGTATTATTCACTTAGCCACTCCTTTGCCATTCTTCTACGCTCTGCTCTCTCTTCGCTATCTCTGAATTTGTCCTTTTGTGCCTGCAATATTTTTTCTGCGTTGTATGCAAAGTAGTTCCATGAAGGGTTCTCTGCAACTGAAAAGTAATACTCAAGTATATCGTAGCATACTGGCAGAGTGTATGATTCTACAAGAGCGTCAGATGCCCACTGCTCTACATTAAGGTTTAGGGATGGCTTTGATTCGTACCTTGCGGTATGATACTTGCTGTATCTTGAAAGCAAAGCCATGCGGTCTTTGCGTTCTGCCATTATCCTTCAGCAGCCTCCGATTGGGCTTCTAAAATCTTTGCCGTTAGTTTATCTTCAACAAACTTGTAGACTCGCTCAAAGGCTTGGTCAGTATTTTCTCCATCACGCTTTGAATCTGTAACACCAAGGTCTAGCCTTAATGATTGAAAATTTCCTAGATTTAATGTGTATCCCAATGTTACAGATACCTTTGTTGGTTCATTTGTTACTACATAATTGCTGTCTGACATTCTATACCCTTCGCTAAATAGATTCATTCCAAATTGGAACAAATCGCCCATCTTCAGTTCTTCTATAAGTAAGTATACCATCGCCCATTCTTCGTGTCAACTCTTGCTTACTAGGCGTAATATCGTTAGTTATTAACTTGTCTTTTCTTGGTCTTCCAATATGGTGTGTAGCAAGTATATCACGAATCTCTCTAACCTGAGATTCTGAGTAATATGATCTTACCTGAAATCCTCTTGCTCCACCTTTTTGAGATCCCGTTGGAAACGGAATGACTCCTCGTTTCATTAGTGATGGCATATATTTTTTATGACGATTAACTAATTCAGCAGTCTGACCCACTGTGTATGCTCTTTCTCTTTTATTTTTAAACTCACTAATTAAACAACTTTCAATCTGATCCTTATTGATATTATAAATAGACATTATTCCATTAGAGTGGTTGTAGTGATGTATTCTAACTAAGTCTCCGTTAAGAAACCAAACCTTTTTATTACCTGGAATTACAGGTGACTCATTGTATTTTTCGCTCTCAATTGTTCCTTTTTTAGTAGCCATAGGCCCTCCTGAGAATTACTTGGTGGATGAAAAAATTTTCTTGATCCGCAAAGAATGCAGTATAGTTCTAGATTATTTATCTCTGTATACTGCCTGTCTATAAACATTCTTCCATTACATTTTGTACATTTAATCATTAATTTGGTATTCCAATGATTATCAGGTTAATACCAATGCTTGTGTCTCCTCCAGCATTAAACTTAACCGTGCCCTCAACCTTTGAGGTTGAAATGCTTTTCAACGTAACCGTGACATCTTTACCAGCATCTGTGTTTCCAACGTTTACTGGTGATGCTGTTACTACTGGAGCAAACTTAAATTCGCTTGGAAAGTCATAAGAAAATGTCAAAGAAGATCCAGCGGTTTGTGTTGTGCTTGTCGTAACCTGAACATATCCACCAATGAATCTTGTCTCAGATGCCTTTGCGCTTTGTTTTGCAGCATTTGGTGTGTCTACAGTAACGTACTTATATGTTGATGGAGATACCTGAGTAGAAAGATCATTAATAGCCTTAACAATCTGATATATATATGTTACATCTAGCGGTTGACCTCGCTCTGGTACTGGTAATATTGCCATACTACAATTATACCAGAAGCCCAGTTGTGACAGACCTAGTTTCAGAATCATAAATCTCTAGATCATCTGTAAGAACTGGATTTATCGATGATATTTGGACTATTGCCCTTACTGTTTCTGTTCCTGTTTTTAAAAATGAATAATTTTTTGATCCAGTGGTTCCTATGTAAGAAGGAGTTGCCCCATCAAAACCGACGAATATGTCGTAGGCAATTTGTATTGAAACCTCTCCCACCTCCCAGTTTAAAAATATTGTATTTCCAATAGGATTTAGGTCTCCTATTCCAACAGCAACAGCCTCAGTTGGACCAAGAATAAATATTTTTGAGTAGGCAGATTTTCTATTTCTATCTTCTGAAATCACCCTAAATCTTACAACTCTTGCATTAGAAGAAGTTACTTTTCCAAGTGATTCCTTTTTAATAATAACATTTCTTATTCCTTTGTCTGCCATTGCTAAACACCCAAGGCAAATCTAAATTCAATATAGTTTGTTGTATTTGCTGACTTGATAATTGGTTTTGCTCCCACACTCTTAATTACAGAGTACCCAGTCAATCCATACAAAGAGTTTGTTGATGTAATATTTTCTAATCTTAGCCCATCCAAACAAACATAAAATTGATCCGATGGCAAGTCATTCTCAGTAACACAAGCATAAATCTTTGCTACCGAAACCTCACGCCAGTCAAAGTTGTCTGTTTTGTTTAAATCTTTAAGTGCTTTTTTAGCAACGACATATCTGTTTAAAGCAAAATTTATTGTCTCTAGTGCTGTTCCTTCTGTATAGCCCACATGGTCAATATCTACCTCAAACCTTGCAGACTCTTGCACAGAGTTTGGCCCTGTATGAGAAAACTCTAATAATATTTTAACATTATCTGGAACGGTATTATTAGCATTTCCAACCTTATTTACAACAGAAAATGCAAGCCTTAGTTCGTCTAGTGGATTATTCTTTGTAAGATCTACAGTGGTCTCATTAAGCCTAATATATTTTGATCCAGTTCCGACCTCAATATTTCCAAAATTATCAAGTGTAAGGGTAGAACTATTTCCAACCATAGCAATAATATTATTTAAAAATCTGCATCTTTCGTTTCTTGCCACCCTGTTTGAATTTGTAAAAATTTTATTGTCTGCGTTTGTTTGAAATACTGGATAAACCTGATTAATAATATTTGTTTCTACATCGTTAATTAAATATCCTGATGAGACAAATGTTGATGTAATTGCACTTGGTGCAGTTATTGTAAATGTATTTGATGTTGGAACCGTTTGAATATTTTTATCTAATAAATTAAAAACAACTGGAGAAACACCAATTATAGATATTTTATTTCCAACTGCAAGTCCGTGGTTTGCATCTGTTGTGTAAGTTATAGTTGTTCCTGATGCAGTTGCATTGATTATATTAACTACACGATCATCTAGTGGACTATAGATAGTTTCAATATCGACAGCGGAAGAGCCAAAAGGCTGGTACAGCCAACTATCTGTATCAGCAAAAGAGTATATATTCCTACTATCAAATGCTCCAGCAACTGGGTTTGATGCAGCAGAAAACACTCCTACCTCTGTTATTTCATATCTCTCTTCTGTTGGCAGTTGTGCTGTTAAAACTACCTTATCTATACCGTCTTCATTTACAAAACCCCTAGAGATAATCGGAACACGAAACATTTCAAAATCTAAAGACTCCTTTAATGCGTAGTCTCCAAAATTACCCCCGTCAGAAGCCACTGGAGTGGGTCCACAGCCCACAGCAATATGAGAGGCATATGATTGTGTCTGCCCTACAAGATACTTGGCTAAAAGATTTTTACCTATATTAGTTATCATTAATTACTCCCATTATGTATTGTATCATCAAAAATTTCTCCACTAGTCAATATTTGTACTTCTGCTTGGTCACTTTCTTTAATGTTAATTAAATTAATAACCAAATCTCCTGTTAGGGGGTCTATGTAGACTGACCTGCAATTAGGAATTTTTATCCACTTAGTCTTGTCTGGATCCACAACTCCTTCTGAAATGTATACTGGCTCTAGGTCGTAACCAGTTCCACAAACTGGCAAATAGTCAAAAATTGACAGAGGCAAAGACCTAAGATATGCGTCAGATGATTGAAGCCTTAAAACATTGTTTGGGTTGTACTGTAAATACAGATCTGTTAGATTTTTAATTGGGGTGTAAATAACCTTTTGTCCATTTACCAAATCGTGTCTAGATATTGTGGCAAGTTCATATCCGCCTATGTCTTCGAATATAAGGTCTGTCATTATTTCAATAGAAACCAACTCATCACTTGCAATGATTAAGTCTGGTGTAGCAATTTTTACTGATTTATCATCTAGTATTTTTTTTGGATCTGGAAGATCTGCTGTTGCGCCAGTTGTCATTACACTACCTCACTTAAAAACAATGTCATATCTGGACCATCAGGTCCTCTAGAAAAATCAATGTTATAAACAACAAATCTACTAGATGGGTTTGATGCCATGTTTACACTGTTTTCCTGATAATCTAAACTAACTATGTCACCAAGTTGAATTGTTGGAATTGAAAATATTTTAACTCCAATAGACTTTCTTGGCTTTGTTGTTTTTTCAATCATCCACTTCATTAGGTTTGATGCTTCGTCTTGTGACTGTATGTATTTGGCATCTAAAGCAAAGTCTTTTTTGCCGTATGTCATTCTGCTTAACTTTATGTCTTGATAGTCTTGTTTAAACTTAAATGGATTTGAAATTAACTTATCTGCAATAAACTGAGGGTTTGACTCAAGACTATTCTTATTAAAGTATTCGTCAACTGTCAAGTTATTATCAGACTGCTGTGTAAAAGTAATTCCTTGAATCCTTAAATAGTTTCCACTTGTTTCGTCTAGGCTGATGGCTGTATCTGTTGCATTGAAAATAAGAAACTCTGCCCCATAAGAACCTGCTCTAAAACCAGAAACAACGTATCCCTTTATCTTATTAAATGTTGGAGAGATTTTTGCAGTTAATGCTGGGTAGGCTTTGTCATATTTAAAATTAAATGCTGCTGCCTCTCTCATAATGCTTCCAAACTCTTCAAAATATATATCATATTTTGGAGGCTCTGATGATCCGACTCCAGAAAGATATGTGTTTTGAATTAATCCACTAATAGCATATTTTCTAAAAGACTCATCTGCATCAATTTCATTATCTCCAAAAACAGAATTAACTGGAGCACCTAAACGAAATGAAGTATTTTGAGAATAATTATTGCATAGGGCATATACATTTTCAAACATTGCTCGTGATGAGCCTCTTGCAAACAAAGCAATATCAGAATAAATTGGAAGAGGATCGTTGTCATCTACTGTTTTTATTAGTGACCCATTCATATATAGATAGAATCGTCTTATACTTCCTATGTCTTCATATTCTACTGCCAAGTCATATACCGTTGGATTTTCCTCAGCAAACATTCTTGACTGCCCAGTAAACCTTCCATCATCAACAGTTATTTTTGCTAGACCATCCCAAAGACTTATAGGAATTGCTTTACCGTTATCAGATTTGACCTTATAGAAAAAGACATTGCTAACACTTTGTCTTTCTGTTTTTGATAAGTCTCCTAGCCCAAGTGCTGCTATTTCAAAGTAGTATCCAACATTTGTGGTTGGATTTAGCATTACTGCAATTCCTGCAGATCCGCCAGCAATGTTGATATTTTTATTTGGGGTAGAACCATTTACAACATAGTATGTTGATGACCCGTTTGATGTTTGTCCACGATCTTGGTTGCTTTCTATGTTTCCAATAATTCTTAACCTTGTTCCAAAATGTTTATATTTTTTACCCTGTAGAGACTTATGAACATATGAAATAAAATTTCTTGGCTTTTCTTTAGTGTTAAAGTTTGGACCAGTTAGTGAAAGTGCTGATGACTGAACTGATCCTGGAACCTGTTGAGTGTTTGTTGTTATTTCTCCAACGTTTACAGTTGACATAAAGTTTTTAATAATTCCACTTCTAGACGATGTTCTTGATAGTGCATCAGAAGATACTCCAGAGTCAGTCAACTTGCCAGAAGATCCTACTGTTGTTAGAGGAGGTAGTTGCTTTTTTTCAAAAAGATGTTCTGAAGACATGTAACAACCCTTTACATTGTCATCAGATTTCCAATAGTCAGATATTCCAGCGCTGTGTGCAACCACTGTTGTTCCAAATTGACCACGGCCATGCTTTTGAACTTCTCCATTTTGTAATTTAATAACACCTGATTGCTCAAAATATTTTGGCTCAGAATATATTCTTACAAGCCCAGTTGGATATATCTTTCCGTTAAATGGAAGTTTGGAGAAATAGTTTTGATAATCTTCTATGGAAGTTATCCAGACATTCCCAAAACCAGTAACGTTGTACTGGACCGCATCATATTTTATAATTTCTCCCTGTGAATAAAAATATCCGTTATATCTTGTAATCCAGTAGGCAGCCTCTCCAAGACTAAATGTGTTATTTATTACAATATTATTTTTCACGGTTGGAACATCTGCAGAAAGATTAGAATTAAGTGGTATTGCGCTAAGCACATATGCTGACTGCGTATTGACCTCATTGTTTATAGATTTTGTGTTTTCTGTTCCAGATACTTCCCACAACAGTACTGGTTTATATGTATATAGCCTTTCATCATCTAAAAGACTAGCCTGCCTTAAAGACCCAATTGATCTTTGTATGTGCCTTGTTGTATAGTTAATTACGCCATCATTGTAGACATTGTTTGGCTGAACAGACACAGAAATAACATTTGCAAGTTTTTTATTGTTAACCGTTTTGTTCTTTACTTCTCTATCTTGAACTAAATCATTTGTTCCTTTAAGTTCAAAGGTTGTTGGTCTTTGCTCTTTTGTTGGCATGATGTAGTCTTTGCTCATCATTACAAAATTATTGTACTCATCAAAAAACATTGCAGTTTGAGTTGATACTGCTAGATCTTGTAGTACTTCTGCAACGCTCTTATCTGGTCCAATAAAAAAGTATGGGATTATTGTTTCTTTTTCATTCGCAACTCTTTTAAATGTGTAATTAGAAAAACCAATGTGGTCAAGCAAAAGGGATACTGCAGAACTGACAGAAACCTCTGTCATCAATATTTGTGGAGCAGTCATTGATTCTAAATACCAATACATATCTCTCAAAGATAAAGAAACAGTTTTGCCCATAAGGTCTTGCTTTGGGAACGAGTCTGAATACAGTGTTTTAATTGGAACCCAATAGTCCCAACCTGCAACATCAACAATGACTTCATAGAATTTAAACTGAATGTGTCTGTTTATATATTTTGATATTATGCTTGATGAGTTGTTTTCATTAAACGCTTGATCATAATCAAAGATATTTATATTTCCATTAGACGCAATTAACTGTCCAACTGGTAAACCACTTAGTCCAAGATCTGACGCACTCTTGTTAATTGAGTAGTCTAATGTCTTGTCAGAAATATTCATAACAAGTCTTGGAGATATTTCTATAAGGTCAAATGTTGAGTCTTTTACATTCATTGACTCAACAACAATTCTAATTCCAGAGATATATTCAAACTCTCTATACTGTTCTTTTCCGTCTAAAGACTTAGTGAATACATTTGGAGATGTAGCGTCTACAACAAAGTTTGTAAGTCTATCTACTGTTTCGTCTTGAACATACCATCCATACTTTGGGGTTATGATTGTATAGTCGTTACCATTCCAAATATAAAACTTTCCGATATCATTTTCATTTTCTTTAATAAGATAGGCATATCCAACTACGGACTGTTCTGGAAGAAGAGACACGCTTGTATATACTTCTGCAAAAACAAAGTTTGGTCTCCATTCATCTGGAACAATTAGACCATATGCTATTTCAACGTATCCATCACTTTTAATAATTGGGGTTCCATCTACCCTTGTTATTGCTGGATTAAAAGAAATAACATTTTCCCAATTCCCATCTTTTAAAAATTGGATCTTCCATCGTGAAGGAGTTTTTTGATTTAGTTCTCCAAAGAATGGGTCTGCAAATGCTCCAGTTGGTGATGAGAATGGTCCTAGGTTTTCTGTTCCAGTATGGGTTTGCATTTTAACTACAACTCTATTTGTTGGAATCTTTTCTTTATAAACAACAAAAGGGCAAGCATCCTCTATAGAGTTCTGAGATCCTCTTACCTTTGATGCGATACCATATTCAGACCAAGTTTCAACAGTGCCTAGTTTTTGTTTTCCATCTTTATCTGTAAATATTTGAGATGGACCGTATGAGACTGTGTTGTCATTATAGGTATACTTATATGTTCCTTCACCTCTGTACGATGTCCAATATTTAAACTTATCGTTTTTATCTGGCATGTAGTATCTTGGTCTATCTGCCATAAAAAGATTTGGGTGATGAAGTTTTCCATTTTCAAAAAATACTGCTTTATTGATTCCAGATCTTGGTCTAAATTGATTAAAGCACTCCTCCAAAGAATAGAGAGTCTTTAGTTTTTCTTTCTTTGTTAAAAATGTTGTTGGGATATCGCCATTGTCGAATGTTCCATCTACAAGAGTGTCTGCATCGGTTGCTCCTGTATAAAAATTTCCATCATCATTAATATCAAAACTTGTTGGAAGCGAAGAATAAAGAGAAGAAGCATCTGTCGGTCTATACCTATAGTTTCCAATATGTTTTATATTGGTTGGTATATTCATATTCCATTCTGCTATTATTATTGACTTGTTTCGTACCGTGGACGAAGTCTCTAAAAAATTTTGCAGGTCTTTGTCTTCAAACATTATACTTCTTCCAGTGTTACTGAGACATTCCAGAAATCAAACTTGGTTCCTCGTTTTTCAACAGAGTATGAAAAATCACTAATAAACATCTCTATAAGTTGATTATACTGCTGAAGGTGTTCATATGGCTCAGGCGTTCCTTTAAAAATACCTTTTCTATCATATGCAAGAAACACCCAAAAAGATCCTTTGTGTGCGTCATACCATTCAAGCATGTCTGCTCCGCCTGCTCCTCCATCTGATGTATAAGACTTATGTGGAGATACTCCAGTTACTGCATCAAATGTTGGAATATTTGCATGAGACCTAGATGGAATCATATCCCAACTTGTGCTTAATGTTATCTTGTCTGCAATGTGATACGATCTCATACGACCATTAATCATTCTTTCACGCTTTTCAATTCTTTCTTCTGAGAACTCAAGAGGCTGTCTATTGTCATCAGTAATAAGTAGGAACTGGTCTAGCAATGTTTCGTCTTCAACACTTTCGGGGTCCACGCCAATTTCATAACCGTTAGGAACATACAAACCATTTTTAAGGGTTCCAGTGTTTTCAGACCAAAGCATACCACTTGGTCTGTGGTATTTTTTACGACCCTGGATATAGGTTACCCTAGGATCTATCTCTCCTTCATCGACCATTTAATGAAACCCCCCTAATTCTTCTATCGTCAACTCTCTTTATGGTTGACATTACTGCTTGTGCAATATCATTTGGATTTGCATCTGTCTTAGCATTAACAGTTAGTGTATATGTATTATTATACACTGTCCCGCCAGTTGTCTGACCATTATTGATTGCTCTCATTGTATCTACGCCGTGAGAATCAACTGCATACTTGCTCATTACAAATTCGCCTGGAGTTAACATTGCTGGAACTGTATCAGTACCTCGTGCAAACCCTCCCATTGAGAAGTGCTTTATTATCCCTCCCATTGATTTATATTGAGGTGGAATAAATGTGCTTCCGTTATAAACACCAGTTCCTGGCACAAGTGTTTTAGGAGTACCCATAACCTTTTTTGATGCATTAATAACTGCAGCATCTTTTGCTGCTAAAGAAGCGCCAAAGTCAGTTGGGGTTATTTTTGCTTTTGCGATTGCTGCTACCTGTTTATCGTACTCATCTTTTTGTCTAACAAGAGTTATAGCATCAACAACTTTTCTATCTGCTGCTGCTAGTCCAGCACCAAAATCACTTGGTGTTGCTCCAGGAAGTTTAGACTTTGCAACCCAAGCATCGTATTCTGCTTTTGCCTTATCATAATGTTGTGTAAATCCATTTTGAGGAATTCCTGTTCCTGCTGCTGCAGGTGGTGGAGTTGCTCCAGGACAATCTTGGTTTACTGGAATTTGTCTACCTAGTGAAGGACAGTACTTAAGTTCCTTTTTTTCTGGAACTGAACCGTTGTTGACTGCTCCCATTCCAACGCACTCTTTGTCATAATTTTCTTCTAGAACATTGCGCCCTAACGTAACACAATACTTAAGTTTTGGAGGTTCTGCTCCATCAACCTTTTTACACTGACCATCGGCACCTCTAACTTCTCCTGTTGGGCAAGGAGGAAGATCGTCACTTGCTTTTATACAGTTTCCCTTACCATCATCAGTTGACCCAGGAGGACAAACTAGAGTTCCTGCAGGAATAATTGGTCCTGGCTTAGGCAATTTCAGTTTTTTGTATTCCTCTATTAATTCATTTACAATTTTTTCAGCCTGAGTCATTAGGTCCATAAACACTTCATTGCTTGTTCTTGCTATATCGATATCATTTTGCATTCTTTCCCAACGTGCTCTTTCGATATCGATTGGCTTTATTGCCTCTCTTAAAGCAACTTCTTTTTGTCTAATTAGTTCTTGATCAAACTCTATCTTTTCTTCTTGTTGAAATACTAACTCTTGAAGCCTCTTAATTTCTGTTTCAACGTCTTGTCTGCTTTTTCCATCTTGTCTTACTTGTGACAATTCATATTCTCTAGATTGTTGTAGCGCTTCCTTTTCTTTTGTGACTGCATCTGCTGCTGCTTGGGCTCGCATCTCTTGAGCAGCCCTTGCTGCTGCTGCAATGTCTCCAGATGTTAATGCTTCAGCAAGAGTTAATTGTCCTTTTTGCTGAGCAGAAATAGCAGCATTTGCTTTTTCAACTTGATCTAATGCCTCAAGTCTTTCATCATACTTGTCATTAATTTTTTGCTCTTGTTTTTCAATTCCACGAAGAATTGCTTCTTGGTCATCAATGTTATATTGGTATCCAGCGACTAAGTCTTGCGCTGCATCAATTTTATCTTTTAGTCCTCTAGTCTCAAAATCAAAATCTAACTGAAGAGTTTTTTCTTTTACATCTGCTTTATCCATAGCAGCATTAAAGCCTTTATCAAATATGTCTTGCAGTCTGTCAATTCTTATTTGCTTTATTTGTACTTCAGTTTTTTTAACAACGATAGTCTTATTAAGTACTTTAAGAAACTCTTCAAAATACTTACTACCTGGCTTTATGCTTGATAGGTTAATCAAGATAGATTGTAACTCTGAACTATCATTTATAGTATCTTTTTGTTCCTGATTTAAAATAGAAGATAGTTCTGTCATTCTTTGAAGAAGTAATACTCTTTCGTCTAGATCAGTGTTTAATTGTTCAATGGTTTGAACTGCAACATAATTCTTTTTCTTTTTAGTTGCTTCATTCCAAGCATCAACAATTTTTTTAATTTGTGCATCAGATAAATTCTTATTTGCAATTGCTGCAGCAAAGGTTGCATCTGCAACTGCTTCTAGTGCAACAGAGCCTTCAACTCCTGCAGCCTTAAGTCTTGTCAATGCTGTGGTCTGATAACCAATCTGCTTAGACATTTTTTCTTGATCGCTAACAAACCTACCAAGACTAATAGATGCTATTGCATCTCCTATGCTTCTGGCATTGTCTTTAATCTTTTTAATGTTACCCTTTGCATCAAACTCAAAGAGAGACTTCTTTCTATCTTCGTATTCCTTTGGATCCATGCCAGTTATGAGATCAATTAGGTCTTCTCCTGCTCCCAGTGCTCTCATATCATTTTCAATACCGCTGAATATTTTAATTGTCTTGCTGCCACCAAACATTTTGTTTAATGCTTTTTGTGATGCTCCCCAACCCTCTGTAACCTTAATTTGATTTTTTCTTACATCTCTCAGTTTCTTTACTAACTCATCTAAAGGAGAAGAGTCTATCTTTCCTGAACTGCTTGAAGTGTTTTTGCTTTTTGGTGGTGCAGGCTCTGCCTTTGAAGCCTCTGTTACTGCAAACACTGATGCTCTGTAGTAATCTCCTTCTGTTTTCCCAGGGTTTGCCTTAAGCCAGTTTTGAATTGCATCTTTATTATTTCCAGCCATGTTAACCATGGTAGTAAGTGTCTGTAAATAAACCTTCTGTTGATGGGGCGGCAAAGAATTAAAGTATTCTTGATCTGCCTTAAGAACTGCCATTTCTTCTGCACCTAAAATTTTTGTTGCAATCTCAAGATCAATCTTTCCCTTTTGACTATTAATCTCATCAATTGTTTTTTGAAGTGCTGCTGCTGCAGCGGGGTTCTTGTTATAGTAATCAAGGGCTACGCTAATATCTGGTATTGCAGCACCAAGTTGAGAAATTCTTTGAAATAGTTCAAGTTCTTTTTGTGCTTCTGGTGCAGTCTTTGTGGATATGCGAGCAACAAAATCTGTGGCTTGCTTTGGATCTTTAAACATTCCTACAACGCCCATCATCTGGTCTGCAAACTTTCCACCAAACTTTCCAACAATAGAGACAACTTTTTCAATTGCAGCCTTATCTTTTCCAAAAGTATCAAATATTTCAATCATCTGCATTGGATCAATTTGACCACTAGCAAGTTGCATTTTTAATGTATACTGCATTTCTTTAGATACACCAGAATCATTTATTTGTTGCTGTGCTAAAGGAACAACATCTTCTAGGGCTGTCCCCTTGTACTGTTTTGTAACAGCCTTATCTGCACCTGTCATAAGGGCTTTCTTTGTTGCACCATCTGCATTTTTATAGTTAGTCTGAATATTAGATACTAAAGTACCATTTTCGGTAAGCAGAGTATTTCTATTTTTAATATACTCATTTGTAAGTCTTTCTGCTTCTACCTGATCTCCAGAAGCCTTTGCAATTTGAAGTTTATTCTGATACTCTAGTTCTAAAGAGTCCATAAGTTCTTGCTGTTGCTGTAATGCAATTTTTTGCATTGCAACATTTGCACCAGAGGCTTCTCCAATTCTTATGTTTCTGTCTTTTCTTCCAAAAAGGTTTCCTGCTGCTGCTCCAAGACCTGCTCCAATTTTTGCTCCAAGTATTGCTCCTGCTGCTGCTCCTGGAGGACCTCCAAGTGCTCCCAAGATTCCTCCAGCAATTGCTCCACCTACTGATCCAATGCCTGCGCCTGCAACCATGTATCCACCAGTCTTTCCAACATCGCCAGCAGTCCATCTTCCAGCCTTCTTTGCTGCATCATTTGAAAGGTTCATTTTTTCTCTTGTATCTTGCAAAAGTTTTACTCTAACCCCTACTGGATCTTTAAGAATGTTTTCTCCATTTGGGCCAAGGATTTCATTTAATTTTCCATTTACTTCAATTCCAAATGAGTAATCTCCCATTTCTTGTGCAAGGTTTGAAACAATGCTTCTTGCTTGTGCTGCATCTAGTGCTCCTGATGCAACAGCAGTAGCCATTTGATTTACTATTTGTCCCTTTGCAGCATCTTTGCCCTGTGTCTTTACTGTTTCTCCAACATTCTTAGCCATTGCCTTACCATCTTCACCTGCCATAAATGACTGACCAAAAGTAGTCTTACCTGTTTTAATCTGGAATGGTGAGAAAGAGTCTTTTCTTCTTCTGTCCATAATCTCTCCTGCAGAAACTTTACCTGCAAAAGTAGAAAAAGTTTTCATTGCTTCAGACCCAGAACCCATTGCTTCTGTAAGTTTTAATGCTGCATCCTGTGCCTTATCAAAAACAATTCTCTGATAAGCATACGCTGCTGCAACTAGTCCAACTCCAACTGCTAATGCAGAAAACTTACTTTGAAGCATTGGAAGTATCATTGAAATACCCATAAGAGGCATCATTATTTTTGTTGCCATTTCTCCAACTGTTCCAGGAATCATTGATGCCATCATTGCAACTCCTGATGCAGCCATAGCACCGCCAGTCAAACCCATTCCTGGGCTTTTCCCTGCTGCTATTCTTGCAGATCTTTTTTCTTCTCTTCCCTGCAAATATTTTCCTATTCTTCCAGTTCTTTCTGCCACTTGAGGGGTTGGTTCTGGTCTAGATACCAAAGGCAAGGCGATTGCCCCTGCTGGAGTTTCTGGTCCAATTGGTGCTGGGCCTGCTGCTCTTGTTGCTCTTCTTAATCTTTTTTTGCTGACTATCTTAGTTTCTTCTGCTGAAGCATTTGCAATTGTTGTTCCAATTTTTTTACCAGCAGCCTCTGCTGTTGCAAGATTTGCAATTGCACCCTTTACATATGCATTGGTAAGTTCTGAAAGATTTTTTGCTGAGCCTGGCATAGAAACAACACTTGTTGCCATTGGAGCATCTGCTTCTCCAGGGATTGTAAACTTTCCAACTCTTCTTCTTTTAGAAGTTTTTGGCACATTGACAACTCGATTTCCTTTTTTAGGCTTGTCTATCATCTTTTTATCATCTGGACCAGCATCGGACTCAACGTTTGTAGGAAGTGTTTGCATTTTTGGCTTACTTAATTTCTTGGTCTTATCATTTTGAACCATCTCATCTGGCTTTACCGCAATTTTATTTTTAAGACCTTCAACTGGTGCAACAGCACGAGCATGAACACCTTTCCAGTCAGCAATAAGGCCTTCTTCAAGCCTTTTTATCATAGCCTTATAAACCTTTTTTTCATCTTTGTCTAAGTCAGGGAATTTTCTTATTGTTTCTTTAAGTTTAGGAAGGACTCTATTGATCTCGTCCTTCATTGCAGTCTCATACTCTTCTGGAGTCATATTTTTTACAATGTCAAGTGTTGACTCAGCAAAGAACTTTTTACGACCTGGAACCTTTAAGTTAGGATCAAGATTTTTTATTGCCTGCTCTTCCATTGAAGGAAGATTTAATATCTTCTTGCCATCTTTATCGAAATCGAAAGGAAAATCTCTTTCTCCAGAGGCAGTTGCAAATACTCCTGAAGTACCAACATCTGCAAGAATATTTCCAGAAATGTTTCCTCTTCCTAAATCCATATCTGCACGAAGTGCTGCTGCAACATTTTGTCGAATGTATTGATCTTTGTCAAACTTATTTTCCATATTATCTGGATTAAATTTTGCATCATATGCAGACTCAAGAGCGTACATTGTTTTACCAGTTGTTGGATCTTGAATTATTCTTAACTGCTGAACTGGTGCTTCTAATCCATGAACATCTCTTGCAATCTGCGTTGCTCTTTGTTCTGCACGGGCCGCCCTTAAGTCCATCATTGGCTTTACAAATACTTTTTTGCCATCGTGTGTTTCGTGCAGTCCTGAAAGATGCTTAGCACCAAGATTACTAAATCCAGTACCCTCGGAAATTTGCTTTGCATAGGTTGTGATTGTTTTTCCTTCTAATTCTGCTGGTGGCAATCCAAACAGTGCTCTCTCAACAGACTGACGAATTTTTTTAGTTGCTGTTCCTGCAATTTTGACACGACCAGAAGAACCATTTGCTCTTCCAGCAACAAACTTGCCGTTATCCTTAAGTTCACCATTATTTCTTGATGTTTTAAGTCTATATGGTGGATTTTCATCTGGTCGGTAGGTTTCTCCTACTTCAGGTCTACTATAGGCAATTATGTTATCGTTTGCATCTCTTCTAACAAATACTGGAGCATCTGGATAATTATCAACAAGCCTTTGTACCGCCCTAATAATTCCCTTTTGTTCAGTCTTCTTTACAGTCTCAAGAAGTTGTGCAGGAGTTGCGGGCTTGTCATCATAAACTATTCCTTTTGGTGTTCCGTGTGGACCAATGCCTGCAATAGCAAAGACTTTCATAACTGAATCAGAATATTTCTTATCCTGTACCAGGCTTCCTACTATACCTGACTTTAAATCTCCTACTCGTGAGGCCACTAAATCATCACCAATCTGGTGTGGCTTCTTGTTGCCATCTTTATCTAAATCTCTTGGAAGTAACTCTAAAGAACTGATAACCTCTCTACGAATCTTATCTGATACCTTTGATGCCTCTGTTCCAGTAAGGGATGGGTCTTTCTTCATAAGGTTTTCTGTCATTGTGCGAATGGCTCTTGGCTTTTTTATCTCTTCTATATATCTGTCTAGGTCTGCCTGATTTTTTCCTAAGTCTTCGTGTAGATCATCTGGTATATCAAACCCTAAACCACTATAGGCATTTCCTTTAGGTATTCCTCTTGATCTAAATTCATCTGCGTCTTTTTTAAATTCATCAGGAACGCTATCAAGATCTACAATTTCTTTTTTTGTTGCATGAGCAAACTCAAGTGTTTCATCACTATCTCCTGCATATTTAATTGGCATACCGACCTGTGTTGCTCCTGGCGTTCCACCATTAAAGCCCTGAAGTCTTCTATTAACCATTGCACTAATGATTGGCTTAAATCTAGGATCTTGTGCTACATCTGCTGGGATTACTGCTTCCCCTGGAGTAAGTACGGCAGGAACTGTATCTTGATCACCAGTTCCTGGAACTCTAGTTGTTCCAGTTGAATACTTTGCTTTTGCTTGGGTTGTACCTGGTTTACCGCCTCTGACTGGGCCTGTAAATCCTAACTGTGCAGCAATTGCATTTCTATATGCTGATGCCAAAGTATTTACTGCGGTTGCTTCAGAGGTAAAGGTTTGCTTAAGTCTTTGATGAACTTGGTCTAAAGATGCTGCTACAGCAGATGCCTCAAGTTGTTGCTGACTTAGATATTCTGTTTGCTGTCCAAGTACTTGTGTTGAAGATCCTGCTTTTTGAAATCCTGATCTCATTGTGGTAAATAATTTAATTATATTTGCAACGCCGTTTGCAAGCAAACCAAATGCCATTAGTGCAACAGGTCCTACTGCTCCAAGTGCAACTGTTAAAATTGTTAAGAACTTCTTGCTGCCCTCTCCAAGATTATTAAACTTGTCTAGTATCTTTCCTGCAAACTCAACGATTGGTGTTAATGCCTTTAAGAACTGCTCTCCCACTGGTGCAAGAGTAACCTTTAGGTCTTCAATAGATTTCTTAAACTTATATGTTGTTGTGTTTTCAATCTTTGACAATTCTCGCTCAGATAAGATTGCTAACTCTTCTGTAGTTGCTTTTGTAAGACCAAGTACTCTTGCTGCTTGAGTTCCTTCTGCTGTTACGTTTTGAAACAGTGTTGATAGTCTTGAGAACTGGAACTTACCAAATAGTTGTTCAATTGCACGAGCACGATTAAGAGGATCTAGTGTGTCTAGTGCATTTGCAAAGTCTATCACTGTTGACTTTACATCACCAGCATTTCCTTCTACAATACCCTTGATATTTACCCCAAGACCTGCTAGAAACTTTGATGCTTTTTCAGATGGGTTGATCAATGATGCAAGACCAGACTTGAGTGCGTTAGCACCTTCTGATGCGTTGATTCCACCTTCCTTCATTGCTGTTAGGAAGAATGCAAGGTCTTCTACATTTCCACCAAGTTGCTGAACAACTGGCCCTGCTTTTGGAATTGCAATTGTTAAATCTTCAATAGATACAACAGTCTGGTTTTCAACTGCGTTAAGGAAGTCAATCTTTTTTGCTAAGTCTTCTGTTGCAACACCAAATGCATTTGTTACAGAAATTGTAGTCTCTAATGCTTGTGCTTGTTCAACACCACCAAGAACAGCAAGGCGAGTTGCTTGTGCAACTTGTGCAGTTAAATCTGCACCCATCTTACCCATTGCAGCAGCGTCTGCTGCCATCTTCATTGTTTCTTCTACAGCAACACCATACTTTGTATATTCTTTTGCAAGTAGTTGAATCTGCTTAACCATTGCATTGGTCTCTTCTTGTGTTGTAAAGAGTTCTCCATAAACACGCTTAAACCTAATAGCCTGCTCTTCCATTGCCATGAATGTTTTTGCAGCCTGTGTTCCAAGCATTGCAAGTGGAATAGTAAAACCAACCATCAACTGACGGCCTGCCCACTGTGTATTCTTACCAAAGTTTAGAAGGTTAGTTGATCCTTGCTTTAATAGTTGATTAAGCAGTTGCTGTCTCTGTGCTGCTATTGCTGTTTGTGTTCCCAGATTTTTCATATCTAGGGTAAGTGGTCTTACAGCAATTGCCTGCATTGCCCCATTTGCCCCACGGCCCAACTTAATATATTGGGTCTGAATATCCTTTACACGCTCTCGTGCTACTTTATTGAGTGTCTCAAATTCAGATCTAAACAATCTACCAAAAGTTTTTGTTGCTGCGCCAGTATATCTAAAATATTCTCTAGAGGTTAGTTTGTTTTTTTCTAATGCTTCAGTAAATGACTCTGTACTTGTAGTTACTGTTCTCATAGATGCCTGGAACTGTCCAGTAGCATTTATGCTGTTCATCAAGTTTTGTGCTTGATTTGCTGCTACCGCTGCTGCTGCGGTACCAGACTTTGCCATTTGTGTATGGAAGGCTGATATTTGACGTTGTAGAAGTTTTAGACTTGCTAAAGCATCGGACGTATCAATATTTACATGAATATTGGATTGTACATCAGCCATCCATTAACACCTCTTTATTTAATTATTTACAAGATTGCCAAGTAGGGAAGCGTCTGAAAGTCTAATTCCAGATGCCTCTTCAACGATCTTGTATACTGTTGGAAGATCTAGATTTTCTTCTAGGGCTTCCTTGTCTTCTGCCAACTCTGGCTTGTATTGTTGCATTGCAATTTGAACACAGTCAATAAGCAAATCCATTGACTTTTCGTTATCTTCTGCTACCTTTGCTATATCTTCAAACTTCTTCATAAATGGACGAAGTAGTGATATCTTTAATGGTCTTACCTTGATCTTTGTACCGTCGATTAGCGTTACTGTCTTTTCTTCAGTGGCGGTTGCCATTTATTCCTCCTTATAAGGTTTAGTCAATTATACCATAGCGCAAGCCTATTTTTTATGATTAATATGATTCATAGTCTAAGCCCATGCCAATTCCAAATCCTGCTCTTTCAGCATTTTTTCCCTGTAAGGCAAGAATATCATTTCCATCAGTTGCTGCACCTTTGCTAAAAACCCTAGCCTTCATGTCTTCCCAGGCATTACTATTTCCAGAATTTTTATCCAGGTCCACACCCTGCATAGCAGCAGCAAATTTTTTATCGCTATAGTCTAACTCTCTTTTAATTTTTATTGTTGCAGTCAACTCTGGCATAGATAAAGATTGCTCCAAATCTTCATAGTCTTTCCATATTCCAATCAGAAATGCTTCTGACTCTAGTTTTGCTAAATCTAATGTCTCCCAGGATGATCCGCTATCGACTGCTTGAGATTTTACTGTATCTTCAGACTTTTCGTTAATCTTAATTCCTGCTGCAATATCTATTACTTTATAGATAGTGGGTAAATCTAAATTATCTTCTAGGTCTTCTACCGTTTTAATCTGTGGAGCATATTGTTTCATTGCTACCAAAGCGCAGTCTACTAATACTGATATTGATTCATCATCAGTCTTTGCTTCTTTAATTGTTTCAAATATTTCTAAAAATTCTCTAAGATACTTTATTTTAAGTGGGGATGCAACAAGATTAGTACCGTCTATAAGACTAAACTCTTTTTTATCATAAATACTTGTTGCCATTATATAAGTATACCAAACAGAAAGGCCCAACCCCGAAGGATTGAGCCTCTCGTATATTAAGTTGTATTATTCTGCTGTTAATGAGCGGTCTACGATCTTACCGTATGATGCGTCATCGTTTGGAAGTAGACGGAATGATACTTCAAACATTGAAGCCTCATCACGCTTTGCTGATACTGTAACATTCTCAATTGAGAGTGCACGGTATGCAACATAGATTCTTTCCTTTGGTGTTGCTGAAGAACCAGATCCTGGCCCTACTGCTACAAGGCCACGCTCTAGTGGAACGTCGCCAATATCTCCAGCAGACATGTTAAGAGTTGTTGCTCCTGATGCTGTTGCTAGATCTGAGTCATCTGCTGCAATTGCAACTAAAAGATTTTCTAGTGTTGCCTCTGCGAATGCAGTGTTTAGATTAACTGTCATACCTTGCTTGAATAAACGAGCAACGTCTAGAAGTTGATCTACTGCTACTTCACCAAAATCAGGTTGGAAAGCGAGTTCCAAACCATTTGATGTGTAACCTACGTTTGTGTATGCATTGTCTGAAGACAATGTTTCCTTTATTGAAGTTGTTGACTGGTCAAAATCTGGAAGATCCAATACTGCTTGTGCATCGGTAATCTTTCCTAGGTTTGCTCCAGATGTAACGTATCCAATTGGGCCTGCATCATGCGTAAATAGTGCTGCTGCACCTACGATGATATTACTACTTGAACCACGGCTATATGCCATATTTCTCACCTCTTTCATTTTATTAAAAGGGGGTTGTTTCCTCGTTTCAATTATAACACCTTTTTATGATGGGCTATTTAAGTCTGGATATACGGCATGCCAGTCATAGTCTATAATCATTTTATTCCCCGCATAAGTACGGGCTGTTCCAAAATCAATAATATCCCTAGTCTCTTCTAACTGATATATCTTAAAGTTATGAAAATATGGTACATAAAATGTTCCATGCCCAGGAATTGTAGCAATGGGTCTATCTGTTGATGGCTCTTGAGAAATGTCTAGAGTAGACAGTATCCATGCGTTTATATCTTCTGCTGACTCATCTCCACGATCAAGTAGATCTTGAATTTTTTGAGTTATTCTAATCAGGTTAGGAACAGCATTTTCTTCTAAGGCATTAAAGTAATAAAGTAGTTGCTCACACTTAATATGTGGGAATGGCATTCTTCTCATCTTAAACATTCTGTCATATATTGCAGCATTGCCATTAAATAAAAATGTTGTACCTTCTGTCAACTCATTTATAGTAAAACCTTGTGCCAACGAAGCCATGTCTGTTGGCACTGTTGGAAACATTGGTATTGCACCAAAGTCTGGTCCAAGTTTTTGTTGTAGAAATGCATTAACAAATGATGGCGGATGATCAATAACTACTGACATTATGCACCTACCCCTGCGTTCGCAATCCAGCGATATCCAGTTGATACACCCTTTGCTTTACCCATGCTCTTGCCTGCTTTCATATCTTTTTTATAAATAATAGGATTTTCAAGATACTGTGCAACACCGCTTACTCTCAAAAATGCTTGAGAAAAATATCTATTAAAGAACATGTCAAAAACTTTTTCAAAACCACCCTGCACTTCTATTCCTCCAGGGTTCTCAACTCTTACTTCGTTTTTAGTAAATACCATTTCTCCGTTTTCTTCAAATGCTAAAGCCTGTGCAACTTTTGGTCTAATGGTAACAGGAATTCCTTCTTCCATAATCCTAGCCTTATCGTAGAACGGAGTTCTTGATCCATCTTTGATTGATACTGATTGACTAAATGATGATCTAAATGATAGCCCAAGATTGCTTGTTGTGTAAGATATATCATACAGTCTTGCATTTTGACTTCCAGTCTGATTCCATTCGTATATATGGTGTAGCATGTCTGGGTTAACTCTTGCATTAGAATCGATAAACTGCTTCATCAACTCCACCGTTTCCATTCCAAGTGTTTTTAAAAATACTGTCTTTCCTTTTTGTACTCCTTCTAAAAACCCAACAGAGTAGTCAACTATATTGTTCATTTCTTTCTTAAACTTATTAGAATTAAATACTGCTCTCATACGTCACCTGTTTGATTTTCTGATCTTCTGATTATCACATTGTACGACTCAACTACTCCGAAAGGGCCCACAAAAGGCTCGTAGGTGGCTATTTCAAACAATGTGCCCTTGCCAGACCTTGGCCCAGAAGTTTCCATGTAAACAAGGTTTCCCTCTTGATCTCTGATGTCTGTTATTAATATATTTGTTAAAGAATTTTTATTATCACGAGAAGATATTCTTAGGTCTGACTTTGTTCTACCAACAAGAATTGAATTCTGCGTTATGTTTACATTTGGCTTTACTTCTTCTTTAAAGGCAGAGCCTCCTGCTGAAAAACTGCAAGCAAACGTTCTATCCAGAATCCACTGCTTTTTAATTGCACCAAAATCGCCTTGCTCTACGATTGGATGATATACAGATGCCTGCATTGGGAACATAAAGTCTGGGGTTTCGCAAACTGTCATTACAGCACCCCAATTTTTGTAATAGACTTAGCATACTTTGAAAGTATCTTGTCTACAATTATATTTCCTGTTCCTTCGAAAAGACCCTTATCAAACTGAATTCTATATTGATCTGTGTTATAAGAAGAAATAAATCTCTTGTAATAATCTAGTTTACCGCACTCGATGTCATGTATAAGCATCTCTGTTGCTCTGACTATGTCAGATGGAACCGCTGTGTATCCGTGCTCTACAACTATTCTGTAGTCCCAGGTCTTTCCAAAACCTCTGTATATGAATTGAGGATCTAGAGAGTCTGATGCTGCTGCTGGTAATACTAGTGGTGCAGATTCTGCACGGTTAATGTTGTCTGTTGACTTTTCAATGATTGCTGTTTTATCTGGACTAACTTCATACTGTCTATCCTCTACCAACATATTGTTTTCATAAACAGCCAAAACCTTTTTTACATCATCCCAAATTGGCAAGTAATCAGATCCACTTCCCTCAAACTTTAGAACCTTTTTCTTATAATAGAATCCATCTGGAACAACTGAGTCGATTACCGCTCTTGCAATTTCTTCATTAATAGCATATGCTGCTATATCACTTGCCGTTGTTGCTTTTGTTGATGGATCTACATATGGTCTAACTATTTCATATGTTTCGTCTTGTAAAATTTGTTCATCTGATGTACCAAGATCTTTAACAATTTCAACTCTGTATGATGAGTCGTACTTTCCTGGCAAAGAAATTTCTAATGTTTCTCCAGATGAAGACTCTGTAAAAGTTGATGTTGAAATTGAAAGGTCCGCCATATCCGTTATGGTGACAGTTATATCTGCATCTACAATCCCCGCAGGAATTATAAAATTAACAGGTACTTCTGCATATGGCGAAACTCTCAATATCTCCATAATTATCCAAAAGCCTTCTTAACTTCTTCTGGTGTGGCAATGCGTACATGTGATCGTGAAAGCCACTTGTCTGCTTGTGCCTTTGTTACAATATTGTATCCCTTAGAGATTGCACCAACTTCTTCCCAACGAACGCTCTTTGTTGAGTGAATGGCTACTTTTTCTGAAAGGTCTACATCTGACTTAATGGTCTTTCTTGGGCCGTCTGCTGCCATTGATCCAATAGCGCCTGTTTCTGTAAAGCCTAGTGACTGAACTGGCTCTTCTGCTGCTGGTGCTTCAACTACTGCTTCAGCAACTGGTGCTTCTACAACTGCTTCAACTACTGGCTCTGCTACTGGTTCAACTACTGGCTCTGCTGGTGTCTCTACCACTGGGGCTTCAACATGTGCATGCTCTTCTTCATTATGTGATGAAAACGGCTGATTGTAATTATTATTTTCCATTGTATCCTCCTTGTTTGTATTATATCATTAAAGTATTAAGGGGGACAGGAGAGTGAACTCCCGCCCCCCATTAAAGGTACTGTTACAGATTACTCATCTGCTGCAGCGTCAGCGAATGCAATTGCATCCTCTTCTTCCCATTGAATACCAAAGCGGACGAATACTGTGTACTCAATTGTGTCCTTCTTTGCTACGTACTCACGGTTTACAGTGATATCTCTCTGGAATCCCCATACACGGTTTGCAGGGAATGTCAAGTCGATATATCCTGCTGGGTAGTAAGGAACTTCCTGAACTTCGATTCCGAGAACACGAGTTGTACGTGCTCCACCGAATGTCTGTCCGATACCATCAAGGTATGATTGGCGATTTGCCTGGGTTGATCCTGGCATCTGGCCTGCAAATGCTTCTGCTACTGCATCAGCAAGTGTACCGTTGTTCTTAACGATTCCACCGAATGCGTCTGTACCTGCGTAGAACTTAAGATTGTTCTTAAGTGCACGGTACTTACGTGGCATTGCGTTGATGATGCCCTGCATTACATCAGGTGTCCAAGCATTATCTGCTACGGTCACTACTGACTCATGTGCATCTCCGTTTGTCTTTACCTTGTTGATAAAGCCTGGCATGATTGACAAGAATGCTCCT